AAAAGGGCTCCAAAAATCAAACCAAGAACAATTTGGCTTTGCGCTGACTGGTGACCCGAAAAAAGATAAGGTGGCTCTTGATGTTGGTAAACTACAAACTGATGCTTTAAAGATAGCCATAACTAACAGTCAAAAGGAAATTGAAACACTAAAAAAACGATTTCGTGACAGGGTACAGGAAGGCAAACGGACTGGCAGAGATTTGAAGTCAACAGGCCCAAACGCTGACAAGACATTATTTAGGCTTGAAAGAGAGATGGAACAAATAACGCTAAATATGTCGAAGATGAGAGGCGAGGTTATTAAGCGTCAAGGTGGCCAATACGGAGCGACAGCGTTTCCGGGTATGGCCAAACGAGCAAAAGAAACTACTGATCTTGTTCAAGCAATCAACGGTTTAAAAACCAACCTAGCTTTTTTACAAAAAACAATGAGGACACGTAAAGAAGCAATGGAAAATAGCGCGGCACAGATGAAGAGGATTTTGGCCGAACTTAAAGTTGAGCAGCAAGGAATTCTTAACGAACATAGTGGAAGACTAAAAAAAGCTAGTAAATCTGTAGGTGAATTCTATGAAGCTTTAGAGGCGGCTAATAAAGGAGGAGCTAACACTATAAAAGACGTAACGGGTCCAGCATCAAAACTTGTAAATGAAGCACTCACAAAAGCTTTAATAGATAAAAAGCTAACCGCTGATGAAATGAAAAATCTATCAAAGCTTATTCAAGAACAAACTAAAATAGTAGAAAAAGAACAAAAGGCTGTCAACGAGGCCAAAAAAACTGGCAGAGAATTCGCAAAAAGAAACATACAAACAACAGCAACAATTACCCCCATTGAAGCAGCCCTTGAGAAATTTACTAATTCTTTTGCCAATACTTCAAAAGCAATCAACTTTACAAGCGTTGAAGAAGCTGCAAGTCAATTTCTAGAACAAAATAAAAATTTTGACAAAGGGCTAAAGATGTCCCAAGTCGGTCTAAGCTCATTAAACGATGAATTGGCCGCACTTACTTTTAATTCAAATGCCGAAAAATTAAAATTTGTTAATGTTCAGTTATCAAAATTACAATCTGATATTGCATTTGAAAAATTTAAAACGGGAGCAGCAACACTGGCCGAGACCAGAAGCCAAATTTTACAAACAATTGATGTATTAAGAGCGGCTGGTGATAAGGGTGCTGTTGAGAAACAACTTGCTATTTTTAAAAAGCTAGAAGATGCACGAATTAAAGAAGCAAAATCAATGGAAGGAGGACTATCTCGCCAGCAATTCATCACAGACTTAACAGATTCAGTAATTGGATTAAATAAAGAAACTGTTAAATTGGGTGCTGGTTTCAAATTCACAGAGGAGGCAGAGAAAAAACTTATAGAAATTAGAGATAAAGTTATAAAAGGAGACTTAGAACTAGCGGAGGCTAATGAAAAAGTACAAAACGTTCTAAAAGAAACTGGTCTATCTTTTGATGAACTAAGGTATTCACTTGGCCTTATAAAAGCTGATGAACTTAGAAACAGATTTGTCGAAGGTTTTAAACAGCTTTATGGCAAAAGTGGTGCTGCTTATAAAGCAGGAGAGGACACTGTGAAGGCTGCTCTCGTTGGCATAACTGACGCTGGTAAAACAATCACTCCAAAAAATGAAGCAGAGCTAAGTGAAGGTTTAGCCTTCAATATATTTGATGAAATTACACGAGTAAGCAACGAAGCCAGAGCCGCACAAGAAAATTCAATGCGTGAGTACGCTCTTTCTTCTGGTGATTATGTTGGTGCTCAACAAAATCTAATACAAGCGGAACAAGAAAGAAGAGATATTCTTGAAGATTTAATCAACAAAGAAATAAGCGCATCAGATGCAATGATCAGACTAAGAAATAGTTTGTCAAATATTTCTAGGCTTAATTTAAAAGCAGATTTTGATAAAGGAATAATAAGTGCTGATGAATATAGACAAGGAATTCAAAAACTTAACGACGGTCTAAGACAAGGCACGGCTGGAGTCAAAGGCGACTTCGGTACAATCAAAGAAGAAATAGGAAACTTATTTTTACTTGATAGAGACTATCAGTTTAATCAAACAAAAGAAGGACTCAAAGATGTTTTCAGTACCCTCAGAGACGGTACAAAAGGGGCACTAAAAGAAGTAATCATGGGAACATCTTCCATGAAAGAGGCTTTCCAAAAGGTGTTTGCTAGTATTGGTGAAAAAATGCTAGACAGAACAATCGGCATGTTTGTTGACAGCCTATTCTATCTTGGCACTGGCTTTTTAAGAAGAAATCAGGGTGGCGTTGTTGGTTATAATGGCGGTGGCGTAGTTCAAGGCGGAAGCGGCGTAAGAGACGACGTACCCGCTTTACTAACCAAGGGCGAATACGTTGTTCGCAAAAGCGCAGTCAATAAATATGGTAGCGGCTTCCTTGAGAAAATTAACTCTGGAAAAATTAGAAAATACCGAGATGGTGGTTCTGCAAGCTTTAACTTGATGAATCAATTTGATTATAATGACCCCAAGAGACCCACCGCTGGAACAATGAATGTTGATTCAAGAATGTCGGCGTTTGCCCAGACTGACCAAAACAACCCAATGAATCAACTCAAGTTTGAGAAAGAACAAACTCTCGACAGTTACCTCAAAGAAAAAGCTGCTTATGAAGAACAAAAACGTCAAGCAATGGCAGCATACAAAAAGCAGCGTAAGGGTATAATCAAACAGGCATTTATTTCAATTGCACTAGCTGGCGTACAAACACAGCTTGCTAAATATATTGACAAGAAAATGGTAGACGCAGCAAGTAAACCTGTAGGCGATCTTGGAACATCTCTTGGTAAAGGTGATAATATTAAAAAGGTGAGTGCAGCAGCGCATAATGTAAGCCCTCAAGAAGCTACAGCTGTGATGCGTGAGTACCGAGCAATGGTCGCTAATAATCCAAAACTTGCGCGTCGTATGGAAATATATGCAAAACGGGGTGGAGCATTTTCCTTAAGCCCAGCCACGGGTGGTGGCCTAGGCACTCTGCGTTCTGGTCGGCCCAGTGGGGGCGTTGGTTTTGGCAACCCTTACAGAATCGACTACGAAGGAAAAAGTAAGGGCGGCGTGATGGGCCCTCGTGGTGGTGGAAGTGATAATATTCCAGCACTTCTGACTGGTGGTGAATACGTAGTCAATAAACGCTCGGTTGACCACTACGGCCTCAAGTTCATGGAAGACTTGAACAAAGGAAGATTACCCGGATTCAACAGGGGTGGACTGGTAGGAGAAGGCGGCAATGGCACTCCTACCGCCACAGGAACAGGCGGCGCACCATCGAATGTTAACAACAACATCACAATCAACGTAACAGTCGAGAAGGATGGAAATGTAAGCACTGACACCACCAACGAACAAGCTGGCGGCAATCAAAACACCCAAGGCGCACTACAAGAAGAGGAAAGAAACAAACAATTCAGTGGTGCAATTAAAGACGCTGTGGTTCGCGAAATCGTCGAGCAAAAACGCCCCGGCGGTTTGCTATACAACGAGCAAAGAACCAGTGCTTAAATCTTTCTTCCGTAATCGACTTCAGCACTAAAGTTAACAAATTCAACATTCGTGCCTTTGAACACAAGCTTGACTGTTAAAGTTTGGTCGGTGCTAAATTCATCTAATGGTACACCTTTAGACTGAATGTTGTATATTGGAAGCTGATCTGTAGAACCGTTCCATCTGGAGTTTTCACAGAAGGTTACAAGCTTTGTGGGTGGTGGGTTAGATGCCCAGTTTTCTGCATCGTCAACCTTAACATCGTTTACGTATATTTCCCAGTTTTCTAATTCGCTTTTCTCTTGCCATTGTTCAGCGGTTTGGTTTACTGTATTTGCATACGTAACTCTCTTGCCCTGAAGTGATCCTTCTAGTTTTATAAACATCCACTGTCTTTTCTCAGGAAGTTCAAAACTAAGTTCTTGTGTTCCGCCTTTGACAAGTTTTTTAACGGTGTTCATATCGTCAAGTTTGACCTCACGAGGAATACTTACTGCTAATTCTGAAGCTAGTTCGTAATCTAAATTTTTGACTGCATTAGTTGCAGTATCAGACAAGTAAAGTGCTTCCTTTTCTGCATCAAAGGTATCAAACAAGCTGTACGCCATAAATACAGAACCGTCTAAAAGCATGTTGCCTGTAGGTACGACTTCTACTGTTTCATCATAGGTAAACCTTAGTCTTTCCATTTCAGCAGGTAGCTCCGAAAGCTTTTTGCCGTAAACGCCTGTTTGCGTAAATACAGTTGGACTTACATACATAAAGCCACCGATTATATCTTTATTTTCTTCTTGGTGTGTGTTTTTCTTGAAAACCAGTTTCAGCTTATTGTCTAGGGTAATCATCTGCGTGGTGCAAATCTTATAGTTTTCTTCGCAGTCTGTTGGGCCTGTTGATATGTATGGATTATCTACCTTGCTATTGTTAAGCCTGATAACATCAAACCCTGTCGGATTAGTAAATGTTGAATCTATTTTTTGTAGATTTTCTATCATATAACCTTCGCTGTCATATACGAATGGCGTTTGTTGATCAATAACTGTTCCAAAGCGTCCTCCAGCAGAACTATTTCCTTCAACATCATGCGCTTCTACAACAATATCGAAATTTCTTATTCCTGTGGTGTTCTGTAGATTATCATAAAGATTATAAGTATAAGCAAAGCCACTCTGCTCTGTAGTGGTCGCGGCTAGTCCAGTAACTTCAAAAAGCACTTTATTACTTGGCCCTCCCTTTCCTTCACCAGCCTGTTCTCTAACAGTCACTCTATATTTAATGTCGCTTGTTACTACTCCTGACCCTGCTAGAGTAGATGTCCACTCAATTTCTGGACTTCCTCCGGTATACTCTGTTTTGAAATTATCTGCTGTGCCAGCTAGATTAGTTTTAACGTCATCAGTTGACAATCTTAAATTTTCTACTTGATAGTCTTTTATTGGGTCACAGTAAGGCACATATATGCTGGCCATTTTACAAGTACTTGAAAACTGATCCATAGCGTTTGCAGAGAAAACTCTAAACGCATAATCACCAGATGTTATAGGTCTATATTTTTGTGCAACATCATCTTTTGCAGATACAACTGCAATTTTTTTATTATCATCAGGAACTAAGTCTTTGCCGCTACTTACCACTTTGTTTATAGGTGTTTCGGACATGTACTGAAAGCCACTAAAACTAGAACCAGTAAACTCATTAAATAAGTAAGGGTAATTACCAGTAAAATCTATAATTGGAAAAGCATCATCTTCTGACATGTAAACATGATAAGTATCTAGGCCAGCCCTGCTTGCGGGTCCATTGATTTGATATTTTATGTCAACAGTATTTTCAGTTTCAGTCTGGAGTTTTAAAACGAGGCTTGACGGCCCGTCAGGTACTTTTAGCGTTGGAGAATTGTAAAGACCTGCTTCTTCAAATCTTAAATCATCTTCAATTTTGTCGTACTTTTCTTTGGTGTTTTGTACGGCTTGAACCTTGAAAATATTTTTTTCAGATTCATTTATATTTATAATTCTGTATACTTTTTCAATTTCGGTGGCATCAGCAAGTGTAGAACCATAAGTAAACTCTTCGCCAGTGGGGTAAATACTAAACACTGCATTTTGATCAATGTGAAAATTAGAAGTATCTAGATTTTTAACACTACCATCAAATGTTCCTCCAACTCCAAAAGTTCCACCTTCCCAAGCAATTCCTTTGTCAAAAGAAATTTGGCTTCTTTTAACGTTGTCATCACCAACCACGGTGGTCATTTGCTGCCCACTAAATAAAAGGTTTTGAACCTGTGTTCTTCTTATAGAGTCAATTCTATTTCCAGCCATGCCTGAAACATTATATGGATCAAGCGTGAAGGTTGGCGTTAATATTGAAAAGTTATAAACTTTATCATTATCAATATAATTAGAGTCAATTTCAGCGTCTAGGGTGATAACTGGATAAGACGCCGATGTAGTATCAACAACCGTTGTTCTACCACCCCTTCTACAACTCAAGCGGTTTGCGTCAGTAACACTAATATTATCTCCGGGTTTTAGTATAGAAGCCTCTATACCAGCATCAAAGCTAACAGTTTCTATTTCAAGGTTTTCAGTATAAACCAACCACTTGCCTAAGCGTATAGCTTGACCACGAGATGTACATCCAAAGGCTGTTAATTCTTGTTCTCTTATGCCATTTGCACGTATTCCATCTATATCTTCTACGTATTCGATTGCGGGCTTATAAAAATTATTCTTATCATTATATCTTACGATACAAACATTGTGTCTATCTTTTCTGTGCGTATTGTTGTAAGTAAAGTTCCCATCTTTTACATTTGCGTTTGTAAAGGTATAAATTGGTAATTTTGGTGAATCTTGAATTGCATAGACTTGTCCACAGGCATAATACAAAATACCCCTAAACACACTAGCCATATCATTCATTACTTTATAGGCATCTTCTCTACTCGTAATAACTGTATTTAGCGTAAATCTAGGCTCCATGCCCCCTGCCCCATCAGGTACAATTGTATCACAATATTTTGCAATTTGATAAAGCGTCCATTTATCGAAGCCTTGATGTGGAATATGTTCACCTAGTCCATATCTTGGATTGGTTATTAGATCATAAAAACACCAAGCTGGATTGTCTGTCCACACCTTTTCTGCCCCAAAGGTTCCATCCCAAGGAGTTGTTTCGTCATATGTTTTTGCGATTGGTGAGTAGTTACTCGGAACAAGAACCTTTAACATTCTGACATCGAAACTTCTAGATGGAATATTTGAAAAATATTCTGCATTAAAAGAATTTAAAGAAATAGCAGAAAAAGGATATGTCATGTTCGTATCATAATACTCTACTATAGAATCAACAGTTGTTATTCTAGATGCATTTGTTATGGTGGATTCTGGAGCGGTTCTATAAATCTTGATCTCCCAACCAAACAACTGTTCTCGTAGCGACTCTGACATGTTTCCTATGGCAGTTGTAAAATCTAATCTATAGGTTTTTACAAAACCACTTTGAGTCATACCTTTAATTGACTCATCAAAAGCATCGTAGTACGAAGCTGTGCTTTTGTTGAAAAGCGGTCTATACTTAATAATTAAATTAGAGATGTCCCAATCTTCTGTATTGCCATTCTTTTTATTGTTAAAAAATAATCTATCAATTTTAATGTTTACATCAGCACCAATACAGTAATTGTTTATGAGCCTATATTTTTTGGCAAACATATCATCAGAGTAATTATCTCCTGTCGGGTTTCCGTTTTGGTCAACGGTTGGCCCTCTAAGCTTTTCGTTCATCTGTCTAACCTTGGAAACTGAAAAGCCAGCTTCATTTACAAGCTCAAAGTCGTCGAAGAAAATTACCGAAGCGTCTTGGAGCAATTGAGCCCCAACATTTATGACTGAATTTGCGCCACTATTAAATTCTAATTCAATTTTTGGATGATCTTCTTCTCCACTGTCAAAACCAGACATTGTTTGTCCATTGTTAGCCGGGAAAAAAGCATCTTTGTTTTTAGCAATTGGATTCATTTCTGAATCCCACACCACTAAATTAAAATAATTTGTTTGCCCCTGTGGCTGAGAGGCTTTAGCTGTTAATGTGTAATTTGTATTTTTTTCAACAGTCACTCTTTGAGCTAAAGAGCCTTCAGTCTCAGGTTTTCCAATGCCAGATATTCTTGCTGCCCTCAATGTGTATGTTTTTTCAATCGGATTTTCGGCAACCACCATTTTGTTATCGTCATCATAGTTAACAGTTCCCGCAAAAGGTTCAGTTGAGGGTGTAAAGTAAAGCCGACTATTTGTTCCTTGACCTGAACCACCGTAGGTTTTTAGTCCTTGAAGAATTCTAAAATTATAAATGTGTTGATCTACTGAATAGTCTCGATTTCCATTTGTTTTAGGACGCGCACCGATAGCGAACTTAGACTGTTGATACATGAAATTGCGAGACATTCTAGAATAATTTCCATTTTCACTCGCTTTTTGTTCTCCATTCAAGAACATTCTAACGCCGTCTTGATCCATTGTGATAGCCCAGTGGTTCCATACGTATGGGCTATAATAAACACGAAAATTCCTGTGTGTATTTCCAGAATACAACCAATAAAAATATAAATGACCATTGCTTGGGTGTTTCCACAGTGCCCAAGTGTTATTATCTGTTTCGCAACTCCATACCCCAGCAACAGCACCCCACTTGCCATTTGTCCAATCCATGTCTTTCCACCAGAACTCAATTTGCATTGGGTAATCCACAGGAAAGCCGGGAGAATTTGCCTGATCAGACCCGGTGCGTCCACCGTTATAAATAAAAGAATATGGAGATGGATTTGCGACTTGTGATTCAGATGGTTTGCTTGGTATCGGTATTCCACCAGCCTTTGCTGGGTTGGCTGTTTCTCCATCAAAGTTAAAAGGTCCGACAGTCAACACATCAGCTGTACTGGTGTTATGACTGTTTGAGTTGAAGTTTAGATATCCAACATCATCAGTTGGGCCACCACTTGGGCTTCCATAGCTAGGCCCTGATGCCCCATTTAGCGAAGTAATTACGCTATTGGATTTACTGATGTCAAAAAATTCTCCGTTAGCTCGCACCGAGTCCCATTGAAGTGCAAAAGTATTTGCTTTGATTGTATCCGAGCCATTTAACAAAAATGGAATACTAGTTGCAGAAGTGTCTCTTGGAATTGGTCCACGCATTTCTTCTCCGTCTACCAGTAAAATAGTGTATTGGTCTGTTGTCATTTGGCCCGGTGCAGCCCCAAAAGAATCTTGGTAACTATCGCGTGAAGTTGGATTTAAACGGGCAACTTTTGAATACCTTATATTATCTGCGTAGCCAATCCACCACCAACCGTGCCATGCTTGACCACCAACCATCAAGGGGTGATCATATTTAATATGAACATTTGGGAAATACCCGTAACCGCTAGACCTTACACCGTTTACATAAATTCCTACATGTCTACTCTTTAAAACCACACTAATGTGTTGCCACTGATTATAATTTATAGTTCCCGCGTCAGAGTAGTAGTGTATCCCGCCGTTGGTATAAAAAACTTTATTCTTATAAGTGCCTATACTAAAACCTTCATTGGAATAAGGGTAACCATGTGAAAATATTGCCATCCACTTGCTGCTAGTGGGATATATCCAAGCCTCAAATGTAAATTCTAGTTTTTGGCGATTGGTCGCGTTATTTGAGCCGTTGTTTGTTTGATGATACCATAAATTATGAGTAAGACTACTTCTGTTGTGATCGCGGTAATAAATGTAATCGCTTCTGTTTTCAAATTTTAAAGAATGTTCTCCATATTTTATTTGCTCTGTGCTTTGTTGAACATGGTAACTTGGCATGTCTCCGATGTATTCTTTTTTGTAGCTTACATTGGGAAAGCTCAAGCCTGTCACTTTACTTAAATTAGCCCCACCGAGTGAAGCGGGAACCACCCAATTATTTGCAGTTGCATCCTGCATTTCTGAATCGACAAGAAACTGCTGGCTTTGTGTATAGCCGTTGGGTAGTCCTACTGAGTTAACCGTTTGGATATTTTGAAAATTGTAAAGCCCCTGTTCATCCATCACGGGGGTTCCGTTTAAATAAACCGAACGCAAAAAGTTTTTGTCAGGCTGTCTAGTTACACTGTCCCACCCAACATTACCAAGAGTACCAACATAACTAAACTCTGTGGTTACTAGCCCATCAATCGGACCTTCACAAAGCAAGTCTACAGTCTTTAAATTGGCAATAGATTTTTTCTTTACGCCATCTATTATTATGCCCTCTTGTGTATTAGCCATTTCCTTTTTCCTTTATTAATAATAATGAACTTGAACTGGTATAAAGCCCTTCTTAACACCAAGCAGTTCGCCTACCGTTCTTGCTGGGTCGCCATAGTTTTGAATACTAGTTGCGCCACCGGGTTGGTTTTGTGAAACACGCTCTGAAGCACTAACGTTTGCATCAGTTCCGTCTGCATTTTCATAATAGACTTCATAAGTTTGAGCAACAACCTGACTTCCCACCAAAGCTCTTCCATAACCCAGCGGAATCGGGCCACCTTCATTTACTGTATTTTGGGGGCCACTAAATAAATATGATTGTCCTTTTCGTGTTTCTTCAATTTCTCTAAAATCATCAAATTTAGGCGGCTTCATTAACGCAAGCTGAACCACTGTTACAAATATTGTTATTATTACAAACGCAAGAAAATTACCGCCCGCTCCTTCGGCGGTGGGTACAATATCTATCGAGCGTAAATCTTCTCTTTGATTTAAAAGTAGTTCAGAATTTAAAATTGCATTTAAATTTTCTTGTTCGTGTATATTACCTTCGTTTACGTGACTTAAAGAGCTAAGATCAACAGGTTTTTCATTAATAAGAATGCTATACTTTAAATTGTCTTCTATATTCTGCAAGGACAACTTTTTCCAGCCGTTATCAGTCAGTGTGTTGATTGCGTGAAAAGCTTCGGGTACACTACTAACTGCTAGATTGAATTCTTTTCCAATCTTTTCGCCAAAGATACCATGCATTTTTATTTTAACTAGTTCACTCATACAAAATTCGGTCTAAATATCATTAGTAAATTTTTTTCTACAATTGGTTTATAATCAACAAGTCCAGACTTTTTTTTGCTTGTTTGCATCAAAACCTTGTCGTGACCAACATGAATGGAAAGGTGACAGGGCCAAATATCTTTTGGGCCAGTAGCCTTCAAAACAAGAAGATCGTGTTTTTTTGGGTCTTTATCTTTTATTAAAGAAAAATTAAAATATTTAACTCTTTCAATAACTTTTTTTAAATTGACTTCTCCATTTTCTTTTAGATAGTAATTACCACTGGGCCAAATTTCATCATATTCTGCTTTTATGCCAAATTTATTTACATAGTAGTCTCTGGCTATATTCATGCAGTCTGTCACGCCTAGTTCAAAAGACCTCCCTAGTAATTCACTATTCTCTTCTTCAAGAGAATCACAAAATTTATCATCTTTTACACTATATAATATAAATCTTTCTTTTGTTGCATTGTAATTTTGTTGGTCAGCCAAAGAAAACTCTGCGGGGCCATCGGGGTGTGAATGATAAATGGCTTCTATTTTTCCAACACTAGAAGCTCTAATATAATCACGAGGCGGAACTACAAAATGATGTTCTGGACGGGAAGAGCTATTGTTAGATGGAAGTACGCCAACATCTTTTCCATTAGAAACAATTAAACCACAACACTCATGCGGGGCTTCTTTTAGCGCATGTTGTTTTATTTTTTCTTTAATTTTTTTTGTTAGTCTCATTGTTTAGTTATCGCTGGGAACCCACCAAATGGTAGTGCTCCGTTATATGGACTTTTGGGTAAATCAACTTCAGAATCCCACCTAGCTTTACAGCCAGCTAAAGTTTTAGAGCACTTATCTGCAACCCAGTATTCATCATTAGGTGGAGGCGTATTAGCTGGTACAGATTTTTTGGCTACAAAATAATATCTTTTATCCTTGTGTATTACATAAACCACACCTTTGTCTACATAAAACTTGTTTTGCTCCCATAAAGCAGGAGTATTAGCAGTATTAGGATTATAACCGGGAATAATGTCTTGTATTAGCTCGTTATTTTCTGTAGCGACAGGTGGAGCTTTTTCTGGTAAATCTGTTTTGTAAAAAATTCGTGATGTATCTTGTTTTAAACCAAGGTCTTCTGCCGTTGTGTCATATTCATAGCTGCAACCTGCTCCCCTATAAGTCCAAGGGCATCTATTTTCATTAAATATTCTTCGTGGTAACATCATACCCTCAAAATTAACATATGACACTAATTGAAATTGAATTCCTGTTTTGTCTTCGTATGATTTTTTGTCTACATAAAAAACATCAGGTGGAAAAAATGCGCCTTCATCGGGGGCAATGTTTTTGGGAATGTCTTCATAAAGTTTATTTCCAGAATCGTCATACCAATTTTTAGAGTCTAAAAACTTAGCAAAAGTTCTTATTCTATTTACTCTTGCACCAACTAAATCATCCAAGTCTTTTAGTAATTCTTTTAAAATTGCAAACCGTGTGCTTTGATCCGCTCTTGAACCAAATGTTATTTTGGGCGTTGCTGCCGTACCGTTTGAATTAACTTCAAAACCTTCTGCTTTACATGGGAAAGGGAAATATCTATTACCCTGAAACCAAATGTCTCTTTTAATTAATTTTATATTATTATGAAACCTAAACACGCTTATCTCTGCGCTACTCGGATCAGTAACTAGAGTTCCACCAGCAAGAACATTAAGTTGATTAAATTTTTCTCTTTTTTCTAATCTATCAGGGCTAAGAATGTCAGAAAGATCGACTTCAAATAACTCAATAAGAGCCGTTGGCTCTAGATTTGCAGCCTCGCCATGTAGCTTTTTAATAGAGTTTTGAGCATCAACAACGTTTGACACAACGCCGCCACTATCATTCTTATTGTTAACAAAGTCTGCCATTTTTACAGAGGTGTTTCTTCAAATTTCGCGCTAACTGTAAAGTTGTCATTAAATACAAAAGTCGAACTAAAGCTTTTGCATATAAACAGCTTTTGAGTTGCGTATGGTGAAGGCGGGGTATAAGCAAATGCTTCTGCGCCTCTTCTTACATTTAGAAAGTGGGCAATTGCTGTTGCTTCTTTTTCCGACCTATTCTCAAAAGTAAGGTCTAAGTTTAATAAGTTATTATTAATTCCATCTGGAGTTCTTTGGGTATAGCCATCGCCAAACCTTACTGTCAGAACACGAGGAGAAATCTCTGCACTTTGATTATAAGAAGGCGTCCATATAAATTCAGGAACATTTGTAGTGTTGCTTGCGGATTGTATTGCAAATGTGGTTCTGCCGCCCCACTGGACGCTTCCTACGGTTGGGGTAGAGGAGTCGCTAGTGGCATCTCTCAGCGAATACCAGTACTGGTTACTGTTCGATGGATATTCTCTAATATCATTTTCTACGAAATCTCCAGCACTCCAAACTGCAATTGTATCATATATAGAGGACATATTAAACCTTATACCTTAGTGTAATTTACACTTTTTATGGTGTTTTTTAGAATAAAACATTATCATAATTAAATGATAGGCGAATTAGCTGAAAGACAAAAATTTTTCTCAGAAAAAGCCCAAAAATTAAAAAATAAAAATTTATGGGAAAAAAGAGGATGCCAAGTAGTGATGTCCGCGAGGAATGCCGCCGATTGGCTCCCCATCGTCTTTAGTTCTATAGAAAACGCCATGAGCCACATGGATTGGGTGTTCCATTTCGCAGATGACGAAAGCACCGACAATACTTTAAAAATAGCTGAGTCATTGAGTAAGTATTCTTCCGCAAAAGAATTTAATGTATTTAAATATAGTAAAGCAGATACAGTGGGTCAAGCTAAGAATCGTATAATTAAAAAAACACTAGAATATAAAGAAGATTATCCTGCAATTTTTTTGGCTGATGCTGATGATTTTTTTACTCAAGAAAGGTCAAAGGGTCTTTTGTTAAGGGCTACCGAGCTAAATGAGTATTTTTTGGTGGGTAGTTGGGTAAAAGTTGAAAAGGGTGAGAAAGAAACAAGAACAGCCTCCCAATCTATACCAGAAGGACTTTTTGGGCCGTGGGCCACACTTTTACACGTAGATTTAATACCTGATAATGGAAAACTTTTTTATGAAAATATACCAGCAAATGAAGATTTGCTGCTTTGGGCCGAATTTAGGGCCGCTGGAGTAAAAGCCATCCCAATAAATGAATTTATAGCTTGTTATTATAATACCCGCTTTGGAACTGTATCAAAACCCAAGGAAGATAAAAAAAGGGAAGAATATCAAATTTATCAGAATTTAAAAGCGCATATTTTGGGTGAAAAAGTGTAATTCTTTACGGTAAAAGGCAAAAGGGAAAATGTCGTATTATAATTACAACAATACTAGCGTAATTTTAGGCAGCGGAAATGAGAATCATCATTTTGCTGTGGATAGCGTTGGGATTTCTCTTCAAAATAACCTAACACCCCTTTACCTCATTCCCGATAAAAGCAGCTTCGATTATAAATCAACACAGGGCTTGAATGGCAGCTTGGATTTGACTTACTATTTAACTGGTCAAGATTTTTTGGCAGACTTTATAGAAAACGAAAGAAACTTTATATCTGGAAATTTTGCGGGCTTGACTTTTAGTAGTGGATACTTAACCAGTTATGGGTTTAATGTCCAGCAGTATGGGCCTGTTAGGATTAGTGCTAATATTAATTTTTATGGCGGTCTTGAAGGAACGTTTACGCCCACTCGCGAAACAAGTGTTGTAACTGGAGCACGACCATTGAATTATGCCGATGCAACCTTAACTGGCGTGTCTGGTGAACTTCCTGCATCAAATGAACTATTACAAAAAGCAGAGTCTGTTGATTATAGTTTTTCTTCAGAGATTACGCCTGTTTATGTTGTGGGGCAACAATTGCCAAGAGAGGTGAGGTTCAACCAAAAAACAACCAACGTATCAATAAATGGATATGATTTAACAAAATATACAACCGCTAATTTTGCTAGTGGTTTATATGATACTGAAATGACGATTGGTTTTAGTACACCAAATAAGAATACAGAGTTTCCATATTACAGTTCTGACTTTAGTTCTGATTCTGATGGTTGGAATGCTAATAGCATGACGGTTACTGCCCCCGATACACATGCTGGACAAGCGAACACGATGCGGGCAAACACAGTCGTGGGACAGACATATCACTACTTATACCGAACCGTTTTTGTTGCAGGGCGTTCATACAGGGTAAAAGGAAAAATTTACATGGAAGGCGATATTAATGGTGTTAAAATAAACTACGGAAAAACGTCAGCCACATCCCATGATACAACTGCCGCAGAAACAACAGATACTAATCAATGGGTGGATTTTGAATCTGATATCATAACCCCCAATAATCAATATCTTTGGATTTTTACCCTAAAGGACGGAGCTTATGATTGGAATTCTACTAGTGCTTCAGCCGATAAAATTTACCTAAAAGATATTCAAATCATTCCTGCTCATGCACAAGAATATAAAACTCGTGGGACTTTAACTTCCCAAAGTATTGAAGTAAGTGCTGGAGAAAAACTCAAAACATCAATATCTTTAATTCAAAATAAGATAGGTAATGCACCGTCTATTAATAATATTACTCCTAAATCAGGGCCTCGTGGTACAGAGGTTACTATACGTGGAAAAGATTTAGTTAGTGCAACAAGTGTAAGTTTTGGAGATTCTAAAATTCAAGCAGTTGATTTTGTTGAGGTTGACCCGGTTAATAATGCAATCAAAGTAAACGTCCCAAACAACGCTATTGACTCGCTTGTTACAGTTAGAACTCCCGGTGGAAATGATACGTTTGCAACGGTTTTTGAAGTTACAGATGATGGATTTTAGTAAATGATAATTTTACCCACAACAGGTCACGGTGGTGATCAGATAACCATCTCTGGTTCTGGAGACAAGTTCTTTAGAATCAGTGAGGTTAGATTTGGTGGAGTATATACAAGCGGCGTGACGGGTTATCAGCCGACTGGGGTTGATCCTTCTGGAGCCCCTACTGGCGTTGCTCTTAGCGGTGGCCTTAATATTTTAGTTAGTGGTGTATCTGCAGACTTTGATGTAGTAAACCCAAACACAATCAATGTAAATGTGCCCGCGATGAACACATTTACTGGTGAAGACCAACGCACAAAATGGGCGAACTACGGTTATCCAGCCCCGATAACAATAATTTCTGAACAAAGAAAAATAACTGGATACGCTTCTGGTACAACTGGTGAGCTTTTTAGACCAATACCTTTTATTGATAAGGTCACTCCACTTTCTGGAATTTCCGGTGAAAAAGTTTACATAGAAGGTGACAATCTTTTAGGGGTCAGTGGACTTAAGTTGTTAGGCATTACTGGATACAGCATGTTTAGCGAAACAAGCGGTATCGAAAAGTATCTTACCTTACCAACAGGCATAGCGGAAGTTACTGGTTATATAACTGGGGTAACTGGCTACCTTAGTTATGTAACTGGTTATGAGCCTACCGGACTAGCAACTACTGGTGAGCTTTCTGGAATGCCTACAGGAATTCCAATTACTGGAAGCGGAGCACTCACTGATCAAATTCCTGTAACTGGAATGGTTTACAACACCGGAAACTATTATACTTATCAAAACCCAACTGGTGTTTATGAAGATTTAGACGGTAACCTAACCGTATATCTTCCTTTTGAAACCATAAACAATACTGGTATAACCTTTGAGCTTCCCTCTGGAAATTTTTATGGCAATGTTCAGGTTTGTGCCAGTGGCGAAGCTGGAATGTCTTTAATTGAAAGTAATTTATACTCTCAAAAAATACAACCGGAAGTAGAGATAACTGGCTTTTTCCCGCAGATTGGATTTTCAGGAGAGCCTGTCACTATTTCTGGTAGATACTTTTTACCCGAACTTTTAGAAAAGGTAGAGGGTAGTTTTGTTAATCAAACTGGCGGTCATAGTACTGACGAAGGTTATTTGGTGGTCTTTGGTGGCTCTGGAGCAAGTGGTGTTTTTCATCCAAAATCAGGTTCAGCAGAAGACACCATCACACAATTAACAGGTTACGTTCCCGCTACTGCTCGCACTGGTCCAGTAAAAATTGCAAAAAATGTAAACATAGCAGGATTCCAAAATAACGGTAAACCCGGAGCGACTGGTTTTTATGTTTCTGATATAAGCTTTCCGGTTTTCGTTGGTGCGCCTGACCCACAGCGTTTACAGGGGTTAAACAATACTAATGTTCCAATAGCAATGGCAAGTATTGTTGAAACAGGCACTATTCCAACTTTTGATATTACTGGAACTGGTCTTACTGACAGCACTAGTGGAACTGCAATATACGAAGCAGGTAAAAAGATAAAAGAATATGTAGTAACAGGATTTTTAACCAGTGGAATCTTTGGACAAGAAAGCGGAGTCACGGGTTACGTACAGGTTTATCAAAGCGGATTTACAGGGTTTGTAGTAACAGGTCTTGAAGGGCCTACTGGTGGTACTGGTGATCAGGCGGGTTTTGGTGTGACTGGCTACATTTCGGGAATGGTAGAAATATCTGGTGGCTTTTTTCCAATGGGGGTTACTGGTATTACCGAAACTGGCATAATGACTGGAATTACTTACTCCAGTGGTTATGCACTTGATGTTGGTTTTTTTGAAGCAACAAACACAGTTAATTTTGCATCAGCTGCCAATAAAGAAGGTGCTCAACCATTAAATATAACCGCTTCAAATTTCTTTTCGAGCGGCACAGAAACAGGATCACCATTACAATTCTCAGGTCTTGAAAAATCACCTATAACAGTTTACTATCCGATTGTAGGCCCAGATATTGAAGAATGCTTGGAAGATTATCAAATCAAAAAAGACAGAGGCGATAGTCCAATCTATTATTTAGAAGGTTGTGAGCAAGCGTTCAAACTTTACTTTGAAGGAAGTTATGCGAATTTTGATATCAAAGGCGGCAACCTTCAGCCCGATCTTTTACAATACTTTATTACCACTCAGGCGATATCCGCAGGTACAGAGGGTATTACTCAGGCTGAAATACAAGCAGACAATCCGTCTTTAACTCCAGCTGAAGCAGCTGCAGCTGCAGACTATGTAACTGCTCAAGCCCCAGTTGACCAAGACCCTCTACAACAATATACGCAAAGCCCTCCTGATGGTGGTGGCACTACTGGAAATAATCCACCCGCAGGTGGAGGAAACCCCGGAACAACCCCAGTACAGCCACCTGATCCTAACGGTCCGGGTCCAAAAACACCTACGGCTACACCTACAACACCACTAGACCCTGCGCCATTACCACCACCGGGATACACACCA